GTCTTTAAGAACTGACCAGCAGAACCATCAGCAGAAGGAAGAATCCAAATTTTATCAGCACTCAAACTAGCAGGTGCTTTAAAGCCAACATAATTTACTCCGTTAGCAGTTGTTTCAGAAAAACGAATTTCTTTTTGATTTTGTAAAATTAAATTAACAGAAGAAGTTTGAGAAGTATCTGAAAGTGTTAAAACAGTTCCAGTAGCAGTAGTAGTTAGTCCAGTTACAGAAACAGTTGAGTCTAACCAGTTTACAGTATTACCAGTATGGTCAAGTGTTGCTAAAGAGATGTCATCAGCACCATCGTAATACTTTAAAGTTGGAGATGTTGCTGATGTCGTATCAAGCCAAATTGTACCAGCAACAGCACCACTTGGTCTTGATGTTCCTGATTGAGATGTGTTAATAGCTTGTAATGCAGAATTAAGATCGGTTCTAAAAGAAGGGAATGATTGGTTCGCTATTACTAAATCGTTTTGTGACATAATCTATCTAATATATTATTTAAAATCCTTTTGCAATATAATCAAAAGTTCTACTTACTCCAGTATTACTACTATTTTTAAAAGCAATATTGAAGCCATTAATAGTCTTGCTGTTTAAAGTATAAAAATCACCAGTAGCCATTCCTTGATTAGTAATACCGATAGCATAATTAACAGAATAAAATGGTCTTGTAAAGGTAACAGTATAAGTTCCAGTTCCACTAACTAAATCATTTCCATTTTGAATAGTATCTTCAACATCTATTGTTACACTTAAAGCAGATACAACTGGAGTAGAAGCTAAATCTTCTGATCTCATTATAAGTTTAAATTTAAAATACCTACCAGTATAATCCCCAACTACAAAATTTCTAAATGAAGTATAAGTTATATTGTCCGTAGATGTAGCAATTTCTAAATGAGCATTACAGTTAGCAGGAGAATCTCCGTCAAATGAACTTGCACCATCATCAAAATTACCAGAAGCATTATCAAAAAGATTATCTATATTATCTACACCCTGTGTTAAAGAAGCAGTTACACGAACTGTGTAACTTCCACCTATGTCAATAGGAGAGGCAAACAAATAAGAACCTTCAGGATATAAGTCGTAAGTAGTTACACCAGCATCAAAAAAAGCAGTAGCAGAATCAAAGTTTCCAACAGCAGAATCAAAAGATTCAGTAGAGTCTAATCTTAAAGCACTACTATCAACATACACATTAGTTTTAGTTCCTGAAAATGTTGGTGATTCAGTTTGTGTTACAATAGCATTAAAGTTTCCAATCTCAGTTATGTTAGTTGCTATAATAGCTTCATTAGGTGAGAGGTTACCAGATTTATCAACTGCTTTAATTAAATAAGAACCTACTCTTGCAGGTACAGTTACACTAGTTGCTGGTCTAGCAACTTTTTCAATTAATGAAACAGAATTTTGCCAATCAGCACCACTTGTTAATGTAGAAAAACGTATTGTGTAATATGCTAAATCTAAATCAGCAATTTGTGTCCAAGACAAATGAGCATCACTTCCAATTATGTTACAAGCAAAATCTTCAACATTGGCAGGTGGTAATAATCCACCAATAATAGTTCTTGTTGATGTAGTATAAGTAGATGATACTCCTAAAGTATTTATAGCTTTAACTCTTACAGAATATAATTCTCCATCAATAACATTTAATATTCTATGAACTAAACCTCTACCTTGTCCAAATATAATATAATCTGTATCTGCACTTAATTTGTATTCAACTTGGTAGTAATCTACAAAATTATCTAATGAAGCACCAATCGTTACATCAAGAGCAGTAATAACAACTCCATCACTATATTCAATTAGTTGATCGTCAAGAGTTACTGAAACTGGTGCAGTTACAGAAAAAACATTGGGAAGGGTTGTGTCAGGTATTACTGGTTGAGAAACTTTACTTGCCCAAGTATAGAAATCGTCTTGATGTTCTTCTAATCCAAGATTTACTGTGCTGTCAGCATTAATAGATAAAGACATTATACGAAATGGCTTAACCGAAAATCCTGCTGTGGAATACGTTGCCGTAACTATGTCGCCAATAGCTAAGTTTAATCCTTCTGAAGTAATTGTTACTTCTGCTTTTAAATTATTTCTTGATCTCTTTAATATGTTCTCGCAAATCTCCTCGGCTTGATAAGGCGATGTCACCTGAAGCATATCAAAACTTCTTTCAAGTATTACACTATTATCTGCTGATAACATTGTTGCGTATTGGTCAGCTAGATCTAAAGCTGAATCATCATAAGGTGGATATGAAACTGTATCTGGTTGATAATCTTTATCAGGGTTAGTAAATGTTCCAATTACTCTATTATACTTCTCAGATTTATTTTCTCCTTGAATTTTAACTTCACTTACAACATTGTCTTTAGTTAATAAAAGTTCTGAACTACCTGTTCCTTCTATAATAACTTTGTATTTACCTTGTGTGTAATTAAAGATTGCTCTCATAGGAACTAAGAGTTCTCTAACATTATCAATTAATTTCTTTTCAGAATCTAATACTGCATGAGTTTCAAATAAGTTTGTTGTTGTAATAAATTCGGTTACTACTGTGGTATTTGTATGAGATGCGGCAGTAGTAGATAAAGCACCTCTTACACAACCAGTTAAAGTGTTTGTAGATTTTCCAGTATAAGTAATTTTTTCACTATCAATTAAAATAGTACCACTAGTAGGAAATGAAGTAGCACTAGTTAAGATAATAGAAGTTACAGAATTATTTATACTTCCATTTAAAGTAGTTGAAGCACCAACATAAGGAGTTACTTGTGTGTCGCAAGTATTTGCTGAAGTTTTAAAAGCATCATAGTTAGTTTGAAATGCACTATTAGGTAATCCTTTTCCATATCTAGTATTTCTTAAATAATCTAAAAGAACTAAAGATGAGTTTGCAGAATAAGCCCAAGTAGAAGCTGTATCTTGTCTATGTGAACCTGAACCACCTTTAGTTGTATCTAATCTTGGGTCATAAATCTTTTTACCTTTTAAAGTAACTCTAACTTCTGGTACTCCGTTAAAAGCATCTTGATTCCATTTAAACCTTAAAGCAAGATAAGCAAGTCCTGATAGTTTATGGTCTGAAGTCCAATTAGTTTGTTCTTGCAATAAAGAAGATGCAGATTGATTATCTAATCCGTAAAATGCTTGAACTGATATTAAACTTGTGCTGTCTTTATAAAAATTAGTATCTGTACTATTTACTGTTCTTAATGTTCCATCAGTTAATGCACCACTCCAAACTACAAGTTTATCATCAACATATATTTCACTAATTTCTTGGATTCCTGACCCACCACCTTCGCAAAGTATTCCTGCAACATAAAGGTATTGGTTATCTGTCCCAGAACTCTCAACATAAGTTCTTATTAATCCTACTTGTCTTTTTCCGTAAACAGTAGGAATAGGATTATTGTTAGCATCTTTATTAACTAAGATTCCTTTAATCTCATCACTAGCACTAAATCTTGGTGCTTTAGGTTTAGGTGCAATTAAATAACTTATTGCTGTTGTTATAATTGTTACTATGATTGCTGTTACAAGTGCTTCTGGCATTATCTATGAAATCCTCTTTTGTATTTTTCTGATGATCTATAAATATGATTATCTTCAGACATTCTTATCCACTTAACACATTCATCAACTTGTAATTTAGGTTTAAAATATTCTTTAACCCAGATCATTATTTCTTTAGCATGACTCTTTGCAACAAAAGACATAACCCAAATATTCTTTCCACAATTCCATTCATTGTCTTTTAATCTTCCACTAGTTTTATATCTTTGTTGAACTATATCATTCATGTAAGCCCAGCTAGTAAATCCTAAATCTTCTTTTCCTAATCTATGAATTTGGTATTGATCTAAGTTAATAGGTGGTAAAACCATTCCTACAATTTGTTCATAAGTATATTTATGGTATCTTGGCATTTGTCTAAAGATATGTACTGCTCTATCTAAATCACTCACTATGCTTTACCCCACTTAATCTTTTGTGATGTTTGTGAAGAAAATTCCATTCCTTCATCAGTTGGAAAATATAGTTTTTGAGAATTAATAGATGATCTTCTTCCTGAAACCTTTTCAAAATCTGCCCAATGTGAAGCAACAATTATGCTAACACTAGAACCCGTTGCATTTTCTTCTAAAGAAAAGTTTGAAATTCTACCATCAAATAATAAAAATGGGTCTGCTATTAATGCCTGAGAATCATTTAAGAACCCTCTATAAAGTTTTGCCTGAACATTCATATAATCATTGTTTAATAATAGACTTATGATTGTAGTAT